TTTAAGAGTCTGCTTTATCAGGCTGGATCTCCGGAAAAGGGGTTGTCTATCTATGAACCCGGTGATGTCATTCAGGATATGATGATTGTGTTCCGAAACGAGAGACCTCCCTGGGGAGACATTGGTATCTGGCAACTTCCTTTGCCACCGGACCACGTGCAACATCTGCATACAATTCGCAAGGAGTTTGATGCGTCGTTGCGTGAACTTCCAGAAATCAAAGAACTTGTAGAAACAGTGGGGTCGTTTGTCATTGCAGAAGCATCCGATACAATTGACGATATTGATGTGCTTCTAGATTTCAGTGTGGCTGCACACGCTGTTGGACTTGAACGTGCACTGGAATCTGCTCCGGATTCGTTTGTTTTAGCAACCGTCAGATACCCATCTGTGATAGACTTCATTCAAAAACTCATGAACATTCAAGCCAACCATAGAAAGGAGTTGGCAGCAAAACAACTTCATCGTGAACAAGAATTCTACGGTATGCCAAACAACCTCACCTACAGAACGAAGGGGATTGTGCAGATACCGGATCACGGACCTGCCACTAGTCTTCATTCCATGTTAACCACACCCTCACTCAATGTTCCCGAGTTTAACGTTGAAACAAGGAGTTCAACATATCCATATCGGTTCTTTCTTATTGAAGCATGCCGGTCTTTAACAGAAGAACCCTCCGAAGAGGCAGTTTGTCGTGTTCGGTCCATGAGCTCAAGTGTCCGAAGTTGCCAGGACTGTCTTGGTCCCAAACTGTTTGCAAATGCAAAAACACTGAAACCATTTGCATCCGTGTACAGTCCTGTGGAGAAACTCCTTGGCAACCAAGATGTAGAAGCAGGTGAATTTGAAGCAGTGTGGATTGAAATACAAAAGACGATTCCGCCAGGGACAAAGATAAAGTTTACCGGAATGGAAAAGAACCCAGAACTCAATGATACGACAGGAACTATAGTGTCTATGCAAAGACGTGCGGACGGCACACGTGTATATCGCGTTGCGTCTGATTTTTTGAAGAAAGAAATCCCCGTTCTTATGGAGAAAGTGAAACCTGCGACCGGTGGTCGTCGCAAGACTCGCAAGACTCGTCGTCGGTATACGAGACGTCGGTAAAAAAAGTAAACCGTAGAAACAATGGCAGCGATTGATTATCAGAATCTTCTCAATCTGATTACTGGGCTTGCGCCAAATGCGGATGAAGCAGCAAAGAAAAACGTGCTCACGCAAGTGTCTGACGCACTCATTAACGGAGAAGAACCAGATGTTCGCCTTCGTTTGCGTGCAATTGGAACACGTGCATCTCTTCAGTATGCGCAGGGTATGAATATGGGCGGATGGATACGTGCGGAACTCGCACAATACACCGAAGATCTCCAAGCGAAAGGTGCAGTTATGCAAGCGAACCAGCAACCTGTGGATCAAGATGTGAATATGGCAGCAGATGGTGGTCGGAAACGTCGTTACAGGAAAAGGACACGTAAATCAAAGAAGCAAACCGCTCGTCGCAGATAATATATGTATACTTCACAATGAATCAAGTTCTTGAACTTTATAAAAATGCGTTGGATCGTCTGACCGCAGCAAAAGGTGTCAACGATAAGAACGAACAGAGAGCTGCTATTTCGTACACATTTAATACAATCCTTAATAACCCTTCCGTAAGCGAGAAACTCTCTGAGAGGGTAGCTAAGTGGAAACTAGCAGAGGGTCGTGTTATTCCGGATGAAATTGTGGGCCCAACTCTTGGTGATCTTCATCACACCATGAACGTTGCATACGATAGGATAAAGAAAGAAGTAGACGAAGACATGCAACTTGCACAGCAACCAATTCCAGGAGACAATCCTGGTCTAACTCCAGCTAAAAATCTTAAACCTATCGTGGGAGCGCTTCGCAATGAGTCGACTCTATCCATGTTCAAACACATTGCTCGGATTGCAATCGCAAAAATAAATGCAAACCCAAATGGATTTGCTGGCAGAATCCAGGATGATGTTCTTCCTAAACTGGCACAGAGATTAGAAACAGCATCAACTACAGACCGTGACAATAGGTTTATGATGCTTAAGGGTATACTCGGAAGTCTTAAAGAAAATCTAATTTTTCTTATTCAGCGACAGGATCAAGATGCTCAAAACGATGTGAATATGGCCCTAGATGGTGGTCGTAAGAAACGTCGTGGAAAGAAGACCAAGAAGAATCGGTCCAAAAATAAAAAGACTCGCAAGACTAAGTAAATGGCTCTTCAACCCGTTTTGAACAACTGGAAACAGAGGTTGGATGCGATTCAAAATCCATCACTCGAAGCGTTGCGCCAAGCTCTTGAACAAACTACACAAGAGATGGCTGATGCTCTAGGCATGAGTGTAGACAATTTAAAAATAATTGCCTATTTCCTTGACGAAATACAGTTGAATGGACTTCACGCACAAATTGTTGCAGATCAAGTAGAGGCTGGCGCAAATGAAAATGCGGCAGGTATAGAAGCTGCTCGTCGTATTCGTGATGAAATTAGTGAGCTTCTCGGTGGAATGAATGTCAATGATGCTAATATGCTACAGGATGGAGGGCGCCGAAAGAAGTCTAAGAAGAATCGTCGGTATACGAGACGCCGGTAAGTGCTTGTTTACACGCCATTTGTTCTGCTTTTTTGCGCGTAGATCCAATTCCATAGGCTAGATGGGTTCCAGACGCATCACAGACAGCTACTTTGATTTCATTGTTCTTTGTATCGTTGGACAACATCACATACGTTGGAGTGCATCCTAACGTTTTCTGGCAATACTTTTGAAACAGGTCTTTGTAGTTGGTAGCGGAGTTCACTGCTTCTTCAATGTCCAGATAGGCTTCCATGACGGTGACTACAAAGGAATACACGATATGAAACCGATTTCCACAATCGGTCCACAATGCTCCAAGAAATGCCTCGAAGATATCTCCGAGTTTCTTGGTGTTGTTTCGTCCATCAATCGCAACCGATTCCTCGTTGTGACGACTGATGACATAGAACCGATTCAGTCCAATCTTTTTGGAAAGTTCACCAATTCGTTCGTTGTTGACAAGCTCTTTGCGAGCATCGGTAAGAAACCCCTGCTTTCTCTCTGGGTATTTGCGACGGAGATAGGTTGCGACACAAACACCGAGAACACTGTCTCCTTCAAACTCCAAGCACTCATACGATTCATCTTGTAACGGCATGACACCCAAAGGACATGGCGCAAGTTGCGCAGGGTCTCCATTGGGAGTTGTATACTCAGATCTGCGGACATAGGTCGTATGGACCATCGCAGTCTGAAACACTCTAGGATTTTGAACACGGTAATGGGGCAGTCCATGTTTGCGAAGAATTCCATGGATGTCTCGTTCGGTAAAGTAACGATTTCCTGGATTGTAAGGGTTATACACGTCGGCCATGTGTTTTCTTTCTGCGTGAGCGGTTCTTTTTCGTTTTTTTACCGCCTCCTTTTTTAGGAGGAAGAGGAGGCTTTCCTGATTGAGCCCGAATCCGATTCATCTGTGATTCAATCGAACCTTCTTCTCCAGACAGATACGAAGCAATCTCATCGGACACACCTGGAGGAAACTTGGAAAGGGGTACCTTTTCTGTTTTCACGAGACTTGCAAGGTCCTTTCGTTTGGATAGAAATGGTTCAAACACTTGTTTCAACGCTTTAAGTCTGTTTTGTAAGGATCGTTTATACTTTGCAACATCTTGTTGAGACATTCCATCCTCCTCCTCTGGATTTTCTATTTCCTCATTAATGTTCTCTAATTCCTCCACAAGTTGATCTACGAGATTCTCTACGTCTGGAAATCTATCCCTAAGAAACTCCACATCATCTACAGTATCTTTTTGGTAAGATCTACGGACAGAAAAGATAAACTGCTGTAAAGAGTCAACATCGCTTACCTTTTCCAGTTTGCGTACACTTGAGTTGACGTGCAGAAGAAAATGTTGAAGCGTGTCTTCCAGTTCGTTGTATTCTTCCTCGTCCGCCATTTATATTCTGGAACTTAAAAATATTGTGTTGTCCCATAGCATACATTGATGGTCAAACCTTTGTACACACTGGCACTCAGGGCGTTGCGCGTCAACCAAGAGGTTGGAGCACATCTTACCAGAATCCAACATGGATTCCTGCCGGAAAAAAGTATAGTTCAAACCCAGCAAACCATTCTCCAATTGCAAGAGATGCTGGCAGAAATGCAACAAGCGCTCAAGGCACCTACACATTCAAATCATTCTATTCCTCTGAAATAGGCTTCAAATCAAACGAATATTCTTTCGCCACCAATTTCGGTTCATGCCGACGCACAATCTCGCGAAAGACATCTTCTCCGTGCTCGGGAAGAATGTCTAGCAGATACTCTTCTAATTGCTTCTTGGAAAGGGTCCAACCCTTCTTCCATTCCAAGGGCTTCTTGACTACAAACACCATCTTGGACTGATTCAGTTCAATCTTCTCTGGGAGCTCTTTCTCTGCATAGGCCGCAACAAGGTCCAGCTCCACAGAACTACGCTCATCGCGAAGATCACGTGCCTTCGCATTGGCTTCATTCAGTTTCTTGGTAATCTCCACATAACGTTTAAGAGGGGTTGCTAAGGTCTCCATTGTATACCTTTTCTGGTTGGAACGGTGTAGATCCGTTTTACCAGTCGACAATGACCAATTTTTCAGTAATTGTATTGCGTCGGATTGTCATATGGTTCACCGAATAGGTTGGAAGCCTTGCCTGAACAAGACTTTCCAGTGTTACATTGGATTCTTCTGAATCCTGAGGCATGGTGTATACAAATCGAGTAATGCCACGAGACTTTGCTTCTTCCACCCCTGCGAGAACGGCTTCCACAAGTTCTTCCATTTGTTAATAACAAGGAATGTCTTGGTTAGACGCAGACGAAGTGGAGAACCTCCGCAAAGTCTACAACAAAGAACACAAACGAGAGACCGAAATTCCGTCTGGAGACACAGAAACTGTATGGAGTGAACTTCAATCTCGTTTGCGTGCGAAGTGTAAGACTGGTCGTGCGGAATGTATCGTGGCCTCTATGTTGAAACGCCCAAAGGCCCCAGATGATTGGGCACTGAACCGGTATGAATGGTTGTCTAGTGACGACATTGATACGATTGAAAAGAATTACACGCAGGTGTTCTCAGACTACTTCTATGTCGGTTCGGTTCCAATTGATTTTGATCTTCAAGACGAAACACGGAAATGTATTGTATCTACGTTGTGCTCTATGAAGCTGAAAGAGCTCTACGACAAAGGACATCACCGGATTGGAATTGTGATCAATACAGATCCACACGATGGTCCTGGACAACATTGGGTTGCAGTCTTTTGCGACATTCGTCCTGAACTTGAATACCCTCGCTTCACCTACTTTGATTCCTATGCGCTGTCTCCGGAGAAGGAAATCAAGACACTCATGAAACGCTGGAAGAAGCAGTGGGATGAAACAGGTGTTCACAAGAAAGGAATGAAGTTGACCTACAACATAACACGTCATCAATACAAGGAATCCGAATGTGGAATGTATTGTTTGTATTTCCATTACGCATGCCTCACCGAGCTTCCAATGGGAACTCGGATTCCAGACGATGTGGTCAATGGATTCCGCAATCTCCTGTT